TGAAAAACACGCTAAATGTGTGGAGAAAGGAGCATGGGGTGGTTATGAAGCCAACTATCAGCCAGACAGCGATAATTGTATTAACGGAGTAATTATTTCACACTTGCCAGGATGGGCAAAAGTTAAAGCCGAAACAGAAACCCGTAAAAAGAAAATCAAGATTAGAGCCGGTGAGCCTAATTTCGACTTTCCTGAAATCCTTAAAAAAGCAACTGAACAGAAATTCGCTTTGGAATCGGCATGGTTTAATTTTGACTTCCTGATTGAAAACGACACGAACTACATGAAAGTGTTGGAAGGCAAGTATATTCAGAAACAGGTAGAGCAACCTCAAAAGCCTACACAATCCATATCAAGACCGAATTATGAGTGATAAATTAGACCTTGTTAAAAAATCAATCGTCCGAAAGGCAACTTATGAAAGCGATGGATTTGGCAAACTTCCGCCACAGGCAGCGGAACTTGAAAAAGCTGTTTTAGGGGCTATACTTTTGGAGGACTGTATCTCCGAAGTTGCATCTATCCTAAAGCCCGAACATTTCTACGTAAACGCGCATCAACTGATTTATTCGGCCATGATTCGGTTATTTGCAAAAAGCAGTCCTATTGATATGCTTACCATTACGGAGGACTTAAAATCAAATGGTTCTTCCGATTCTTCAGGCGGCCCGTATTACATTTCCCAACTAACTACCTGTATCGGTTCTTCAGCGCACGTTGAATACCACTCCATGATTATCAAGGAAAAATGGGCTGCAAGACAGTTAATAGCCACTTCATCCGATGTTATCAGGCAGGCATACGAAGATACAACCGATCCGTTTGAACTCGTAGAATTTGCATCCAGCGGAATTGACAGCATTACACGGGAGATTCAATCAAGTCAGCAACAGGACTTCTACAATGTCCTCCATAATCAGATTGAACAGATGAAATTGGCTGCATCTAAGCAGAATGACCAAAAGTATATCATCGGACTTCCAACAGGTCTTTATTCGCTTGACAGAAAAATACTTGGATGGACGGAGCCGGATTTAATTGTGGTATCAGGACGACCAGGCGAAGGCAAGACTTCATTCCTTTTGCAATCGGCAGACGCTATTTTGAAAAGAGGGATACCGGTTGGATTCGTAAGTGCCGAAATGCGATTAGAGCAGCTTAATTTGAAATTACTATCACTGAATACCGATATTCCGGTTCATAAACTAAGGATGGGAACTTTACGTTCAGAGGAATGGGATAAGGTAATGGAAACGAAAAAGATGATGGCAAATTACCGGCTTCATGTTTACGATAAGCCATGCACTCCCGAAATATCAAAGTCCGTTGCTAAAACATGGAAAAGACGAGTTTGAGTATATGGGCTGAAAGAAAAAAGGCAGTTTTCTCCATGGCTTTACGACCGTCTTTGTAAATGCCTCGCTTGAATCATTATCCGTTTTTGACTGAACATATCCATGCCATTCATAGTTCCTTGATATTGGCTCATAAACCATTACTCCTCCCTTGTAACTCTTACCTCCCCGTCTGCCGGACAATTCGGTAAGTCCACAGCAAAATTCACTTGGAACAACCAATAAGTCCCAACAGTAAAACTCCTCTAAGTCGCAACAGTTATGGTATTTGTCTGTTCTGAAATCAGGCAATCCGGTATCTAAGTTCCAAAAATTAAGGTAAAACCAATAGGTATGGCTGATAAATGTCGGAACTCCGTTGATTAGCTGAAATACCAACTCCTCGCCTGTCCTTTTTCTCCAAAGCATTTCGACAAAAGCTACCAATTCGGGGTCTGATTCAATTTTTTCAATACCCTCCTCCCTTGTTATAAGTTGTTTCTTTACTGCCTTATCAATTTTAATCAGTTCGTATGGGAACTTTTCACGAACAAAATACTGTTCACTTGGCGGAAGTCCATAATTCACAAACTGCTCTATCGGAGGCGCGTCAGGCAGCCGACATTTATACGGGTGAATATCCTCAATCCCTTTCAAGAGAATTATATCCTGTTGGTATGGCTGGTATTTATACTTCATTTTTTAGCCGCTACGTATCTCTCCGGTGTAAGAATAGCCTTCCTTTTTTCAAGAATATCATGCGCTGCTGCCATTAAAGACAGGTTATCGTCACCGGCAAATATCTCTGATGCCAACTGATTGATACGGGTTTGCAGTGCTTCAGCTTTACTTTCAAGCGTTAATTTCAGCGTCAATAACTCTACCGCGGTTTTCTTATCGGTTCCTTCGGTATCGGTTTTTAAAGCAAAGAAAACATCGTCCAATACGTCTTGTTTCCTGCATAATTCTATCCATTTGTGACTGTTAGGTTCAAATTTACAGAACTGAATGGCCAGGTGATTGACAAACTTATTTGACCCGATTATGTAAGGGATTATATCCTTGTTTTTCACTAAATCTTCGGCACGTTCAATGGTAAATTCGAGTAGTTTTAAAGCCTCTTTTCTACGGGTGTGCATGGAAGCGTATTGCCTGACTAACGGGCTGGACTGATGATAGGAATAAACAACCATACACATGGCTTGCTCGGCACTTAACCCCGGATGCGGAGAATCATTTGACTTTTCTACAAAAGCATATGTTCCCTGATAGAGTTGAAAAAGGTCGTTATACTTAGCAAATACCTGGTCAATAGGAGTAGAACGCAGGTCGTATTTTAGATTAGCAAAATCCATAGTAAGCAAATATAGGAGTATTTTTAATGTTGGGTAATTTAATAATACTTCCTACCATGTTTCTTCCGGTTATAATTCCAAACTTTTTCAATTATCCGATACACTGACATTTCACACATTCCAAATTTAAAACCAAGACTTCTAACTGATTCACCAAGTAAGTTTCGCTGCGTAATTTCTATTTCTTCGCGTGTTGGAAAATAACTTAACTGGCCTTCATTAACATAAACTCCTGTTGACTTGGCTATCTTTTGTTTTCTCTTGTTGTAATGATATTTGGGGGACATTAGAACGGGTTATCTTCTGAATATTTGGTTTGGTATAAGCTGAAATTACTATCATCAAACCGGTTTCCTTCACCTATAAATTGAGCAGTTATTCCTCCATTTACACCTAATCTGTGCTTTGCAACAATAAATTCTGTGCAATTTTCGGTAGAACTGCCATCGTCAAAAGTCCGTATTCCGTGAATCTCCGGCCTGAAAACGAAAATAATTATGTCTGCATCCTGTTCAATAGCGCCCCCGTCCCTTAAATCCGATAACTGTGGTCGCTTTGCATCGCCAGCCCTTTTTTCTATTTCCCGTGACATTTGAGAGCCTGCAATTACAGGAATACCCATGTCAAGCGCAATATCCTTTAAAGAGTTCGATATAACTGTAATCTGGTCGTTTCTGGACGCTCCTTGAAGATATTTAGGTATAGATGCCCGCTGGATGTAATCGAAGAAAAACGCGCCTATACTCTCTTTCTTTTTCCATGTCTTAGCCACCGACTTCGATATTTCCGGTGTGCATGGTTTATCATAAACGTGAAGCCTGTAATTCGCCATCATTTTTTGGGTTTCCATCACCCTATCCCATTCCTCCGACCTCAAAGTTCCCATTCTTAATTTGTGAACCGGTATATCGGTATTCAGGGATAGTAGTTTTAAATTAAGCTGCTCTAACCTCATTTCAGCACTTACAAACCCAACCGGTATGCCTCTTTTCAAAATAGCGTCAGCAGATTGCAATAGGAATGAAGTCTTACCCTCCCCTGGTCTGCCTGATACTACGATTAAATCGGGGTCAGTCCATCCAAGTATCTTTCTATCCAAAGAATAAAGACCCGTAGGCAATCCGATGATATACTTTTCTTCATTCTGCTTGGACGCGGCCAGTTTCATCTGCTCAATCTGATTGTGTAGGACATTGTAAAAGTCCTGTTGCTGCGATGATTGAATTTCCCTTGTAATGCTATCAATGCCATTTGAAGCAACTTCCACCAACTCAAACGGATCCGTTGTATCTTCGTATGCCAATCGAATAACGTCCGATGATTTTGATATTAACTCCCTTGCTGCCCATTTCTCCTTAACAACCATGGCGTGATATTCAACGTGAGCCGATGAGCCGACTGAATTTGTTAATTGGGAAATGTAATACGGACCGCCTGAAGTATCGCAAGAACCATTTGACTTCAAGTCCTCGGTGACAGTCAGCATATCAATCGGGCTACTTTTCGCAAACAGCCTAATCATTGCGGAATAAATCAGTTGGTGAGCGTTTACGTAAAAGTGTTCCGGCTTTAGTATGGACGCGACTTCGGATATACAATCCTCTAGAAGTATAGCACCAAGAACGGCTTTCTCAAGGTCTTGTGACTGCGGAGGCAATTTCCCAAATTCTAAATCGTTAGAACTTCTAAGCAAAGACTTCCGCACTATTTTTAATTCTTCACTCATAATTCGGTCTTGATATTGATTGCGTAGGCTTATTTTGCGCTACTTCCTGTTTCTGAATATATTTCCCCTCCAAAACTTTCATGTAGTTCGTATCGTTTTCGATTAGAAAGTCAAAATTAAACCATGGCGATTCAAGGGCAAACTTCTGTTCTGATGCCTTTTTCAGTATCTCGGTGAAGTTAAAACTGTCCTCACTAGCCCTTGACTTTATTTTTTTCTTCCTTGTTTCTGTTACCGCTTTAACTTTTGCAGTTCCATACTTTTCACTAAACAGATTCCATAGGTCCGAATAAGGCTCGATGAATTGTGGCTTGTTGGATATTATAAACTCTGAAATTAGTTTGCTCGTCTTTTCAAGTTTAGAATATTCATCGGCTGTGCCGATAAGTGTCTTTTCTTTTATCTTATCTTCTCTTATCTTATCTGGTTGCTTACCATTTCCGATAGGGTGGCTTAAGGGTGGCTTAAGGGTGGCTTCTTTTTTAGCAAGCACCCCTTTCTTCCCCGCTTCAGAAAGCCTTGTCTTTGAGCGCATTATACTTTCCCATTGCTTGTCTAAAAACTCTATTGAAACGGAGCCTTCATTGTCACATTTGATAACTTTTTCAGCAATTAGCCTATTTATTTGGTCTGCTCCAAACTTTCTTATCAGTTGGTCCTTGTTCGATTCACACCTTCTTTCCCAATAAATAGCGCATACGTTTATGAATACACCCTGCTCCTCGTATGAGCAAAACTGAATAGTTCCAGTAAGGTATTGTGATGTTTCAAATTGAAAATACGGTAGTTCCTTAGCCATGTTCCCCAAATTTAGTTTCGTCAAAAGTAGTGTCCTCTCTATTCCGAATAGCAACATTCTTTTTAATGCCAGATATTGCCTCATATAACCTTAGTTGTCTTTTGCCTAGCTCATATTGAGCCTGCTCCATCAATTCCTGCAAAGTAAAGTGGCAGTCCCGACAAAGGCAATATAATACTTCATTAGGGTATTCCCAGGCTCTGCGTCCTTTCAAATAAACGCCATGGTGGACTTCTAATAGCTTATGCTCGTCAGAACAATACTCGCATTTATTTCCGGCTAATTGAATAATCTCGTAACGCTTATCCCTCCATTGCGGAGTTTTTAAATCATCTTTATACGCCATACAAAAAGTTTGCCCCTACCGGTAACTGTCATGTGGCATAAGGCATCTGACCGCCTGTAACACAATCGAGCCACCGATAGGGGCTATTGTTAATATGGTTATTGAATTGAGCATTTGTCAGATTTTAATGCAGGTCAAACATAGCAAACTATTTTTAATTGCTGTGTTTATTTTCTGATTGACTTTTTAGTTCTTCGTAAATTCTGTTGATTGTCGGCTTAGTTCTTTCGGTATCATACGTAATCCACTCACCGCCATATCGGATAAATAGATACGATACGCGAAAGCATATAAACAGCATCCATATAAACTGAATAGCGAATACGAAAGGTGACGCGATAATCCTTACAATAACTTTCATTCTTTTTATTTTAGACCGCAAACCTAATTCTATTTTTCAAAACTGCAAGTTATAGTGAAAAAATAAATTTATAAGAAATATTTTTGCGGTGCTATTGTTTATTTGAAACTAAGAGTTATATTTGCGTTCTAAAGTTCTTTGAAGATTTGTTGATGTGGCGAAAAGTATAAACAAAACTTAGTGTTTTCTTGTGGGCTAAGATTTCCTACTGTTTAGAATAGACGCAACTGGACGTAGTGAGCAGATTACTATACCTACAACGGAGCAGGAGAATGGCACGTGTTATCCATAGTGAAATGGAAACCAAACTCAAGAATAGTAGGAGGCAGTTCGATTCTGCCGATATAAATGGATAAAGTGATTATGTTTTATATGCTTAATGCAGGTAATCAATCCTGCCATCAACAATCTTCATCTTTTAGATGTTCTTTATTTAAGGGGGTGCATGGAATTGATTGCAAAATTGAAGCATCGTGTTTAGGTGTCGAATGTCAATACTCGACTAATAAATTATTGTCACAGTTTTAAATGGCAAGGTAATACCTATGCCTGTTCCTTCGGAGCGTAATAGCTTTGAGCAGAACGGAGTGAGATTAGCTGCGTAAGCGGTTCTTGGCAACAGAATATCTCAAAAAGGTTTCCGTGTTCGTAAATGCGGTGGTGGATTCGCTTACCTAACGGTCAGCCCCATTCTTTTGTCGGAAAGTAGTAAGATGAACTAACCGAACAAACCTATAACAAGCACGATGAATAACTTTGCAAGACGGGAGTTCGAATCTCCCCACCTCCACTATTATTTTAAACAAAAACAACAAACATGAGCCAAATCGTAAACATTGACCCTAAAGAGTATGGGTTAGAAGAAAGTAAAGCAGAGCAGATTGCGAACCAATTTAAGCCTATGCTTGACAAAATGGTTGAACTTGAAAAAGAGTTTAACGAAATTGTCGTATTGCCTATTGAATCACCAACTACTTCGGCAAGAGCAAAAGAACTTCGCCTGAAGTATGTAAAAGTAAGAACCGGCACAGCAGAGATTCATAAAGCGCAAAAAGCGTTCTATCTTGCAGGTGGCAGATTTATTGACGGTTGGAAAAATGCACAACTGTTCGCTTCGCAGGGGATTGAAGAAAAGTTGGATGCTATTGAAAAGTATGCGGAGAATTTAGAGAAGGAGCGAAAACTGAAGTTGAAAGCCGAAAGAGAAGCCGAACTTTCAAACTACTGCGATAATGTTCAGATGTTTCCATTAGGCGACATGGAGCAACTTGCGTATGAGCAATTACTGAACGGCCAGATATTAGCGCACGAAGCAAAGATTGAATCCGAAAGAAAAGCGGAGGAACAAAGGATTGCAATTGAGAAAGCAGAAGCGTTAAAGGACGAAAGAAAAGTTATTCTTTTAGAGTTGGGTGCAAAGATAAACGATGGCAAGGTTGAGTTAGTCTGCGAAGATTTCCCTGACGCTACAAATGTGCTACCCGTTTCGGCATTGGGTGACTTTGACGAAAAGACTTGGAGTAATTATTTAGAGGAATATAAATCAACTGCATCAGAAAACGCAAAACATCGTGAGCGTATCCGGTTAGAAAACATCGAACTTAAAAAGAAGCAGGAAGAGCAGGATAAACTTTTAGCAGAAGAACGCGCCAAAGCAGAGGCTAAAGAGAAAGCTGCCGAAGCAGAAGCAAAAAGAATTGCCGATGAAACTGCAAAGCGTGAAGCAGAAGTAAAAGCCAAAGCGGATGCAGATCAAAAAAGGATGCAGGAGGAAGCGCAAAAGAAAATCGCAGAAGAAAGAAAGGAGCGTGAACGAGTGGAGGCTGAATTAAAAGCAAAGCAGGAAGAAGAAGCCCGTATTAAAGCAGAAGAAGCCGAGCGTGAGCAGGCGGAACTTGCAAAGGGTGACGCTGATAAGATTAGCGACTTGCAAGCGGAATTGGAGGCTTTGAAAACAAAGTTCCATTTCAGGTCTGCTAAGAACAAAAAGACCTATGCAGAAGTAGGCACGTTATTAGACAAAATTATTAATCACATAATCTCAAAACAATAAACATGAGTAACTTAGCAATCAGCGAAAAATTTCAAACATTATCTGCGGAGTTAAACACTACCGTAATGAGTGTAATCAATTCCGAAGCAGTATCGGGATTTGAAAAAGCCTATACCGTGGCTACGGCAATAGGAAAATTAAATGAAGCACTAACCCCTGAATATATGAAGCCGATTTTGGCTTTGCAGGGCAACAGATTAGGCTTTAAAACCGATAAGGACAAAGACGGAGGCTACGATGCAGTAACCGTAAAAAGATGCCTTATTGAAGCCGTATTGATGGGACTTCAACCTTATGGAAACGAGTTTAATATCATTGCCGGTAACGCATACGCCACCAAAGAAGGACTTGGTTCTGTGCTGAAAAACTTCAAAGGACTTTCGTATGAGATTATACCTGGCGTTCCAAACATGAAGGCTTCGGATGGTAATGCGGAGGTTATTATGAATATTAACTGGATGCTGAACGGAGCAGAACAGAAGCGCGAAATCAAATTCGTAATCAAGGTAAACGCCTATATGGGTGCCGATGCTGTAATAGGCAAAGCAACGCGTAAGGCAAGAAAATGGCTTCACGATACCATTAGCGGGTTTGAAATACCTGAAGGCGATGTTGCGGATATTAAGCCCGATGCGCCACAGCCTATTCTTTTGGAGGACTTACAACTTCTTTATGACATGAAGAAAGATGCTCTTACAGATGCCGAAAGAAAAGGTGCTGAAACCGTTTTGAATAACAAACGGGAGAAGGATTACACAAGATTGCAAACTCTCCTTAAATCGAAATAGGCATGAAAGTAGAGATAGAACTAATTGAAGGCGAATCAACCGAAACTAAGTGGAGTGGATGGAAGGTAACATTTGGCGATAAATATTCCGATGGACTTGGCTATGACGAAATGCTTGGGCTTGTTGCCGCGATTACTATGCCCGTAGAAAGACCTGCGATTAGCTGGCTGAAAACAGCAGAGCAACATCAGGCATGGAGAGATAGGATAAGTATAAAGCAAGGCGCAATAGATGTAGAATTTCAAGAACCATTAATTTAAACAGCATGAGTGTAATAACCAACGAAAAGCGAATAGGCAACTTTACGAGTAGCGAGATAGTTTCTTTAATGGGTGTAGCGAAAAGAGAAATGACGCAAGCCGAACTTGATGCTCGTCCAAAAAAAGGAGTAGGTAGTTCAGCTAAGTTAATTGAGGATACAAACGGAGTTTCGTCTTCGGCATTAGAGTATGTGTCGGATAAAAATATGGAAAGAAGGCTAGGCAGGTCACTTGATAATGAAGAAACAGCAAGAAATCTTTCATGGGGTAAACTTTGCGAACAGTATGTTTCCCAAAACCCCGACCTACTTAGCCTTGAATACCGGATAAACCTTTCAGACACATCAGTTCACCCAGAGATTGATTTTTGGGTAGGTAGCGAAGACGCTGTTACGGACGATGCGGCCTGCGATATTAAAAGTCCAAGAACGCTGAAATCTTTCTGTCAGTTAGTAGATTGCGTTTATGTGCATAATTTAAGCGGGATGGAGGCTATGAACCATATACGCAAAAATCACAAAGACGGGGATAAATACTACTGGCAGATTGTTTCTAACGCTATTATCCATGGCAAAGCGTTTGGCGAACTGATTGTTTTTGTGCCGTATCAATCGCAATTACAGGAACTAAGAGAACTGGCGAATAATTGGGATGGCGCTGACCAATTTAAGTATATGTGGGTTTACAATGCAAGTGACGCGGAGTTGCCTTATTTAAAAGATGGAGGACTTTACGGAAACATCACGATTATCAGATTTGAGATTCCGAAGGAGGATATTGAATTTCTGACTATGAAAGTGAAGGCTGCGGGGACTTTATTGATTCCGAGAAGTGAACAGATTACGGTAACTGAATAACGCCCCGCTTGCTTTGTGATTTATTTTTTACGATTTTAAAAGGCACACTATGAAAAGCATAAAAGAAACATTGTTGAAATATTACCCGAATGCGGAAAAAGAACTTAGTAAAGAGAAACTTAGAATGGTGTATGCCGCTATGATAGACCTCTCTGATTCGGTAGCGACTGAACGAGTAAAAAATATTTCATCAAAGCAAGATGTTAGCGGTTCGGTTTGCAAAAAATGCGGTAACAATAAATTTCATAATGGAGTTTTACAAGAAAAAATATGCACTAACTGCGGCAATATTTTGCAAACTGACCGCTAACGTATCGGGCTTTGCGTAGTAGCCCTTAGCAGAAACTTAAAATTAACCACGACACTTGATAGGGCTATTACGCGAAACCCTTGTTATGTGCCGTTAAATTTAGAATGATGACAGAACAAAAATTATCACAAGCAGAAAGAGCAATTGAAGATTTAGCTGATGCTTTAGGAATTACCGAACAAGAAGTAGTTTCGATTTTACGAGAAGGAATGGAAGCAAAAGCACCAATTACTAATCAATTGTCAAGAAGTGATGAATACTTCATTTCGGAGATGGAAGTTACTTTCGGTGTCTATTAATGGCACATAACGTGATACTTCACGAAACTTCCATGAAAATCAACCAATTAGACAATCTATAACCGAGCAATGAACACTAACCAACACTAAAAATGGCACCACAGGAGCAAATCAGACAGGAGATAATTAAAGCGCGAAAGAAGTCGGGGCTAACACAATTACAGTTGGCGGATAAAATGGGGTGCAATAAAATGTATATCTACTACTTGGAAAAGGGAACAAGAGTGCCGTCATTTCAGTTTTTGATTAAACTCGCGCAGGAAACGGGTAAAATAATAAACATCAGGATACAATGACGCAACTAGAAGTAGAAAAAATAACGTGCATTATTATAGTGATAGTAGTGGTTGTGATAGTTGGATTAACCATAAAGGACGTATGGAAACGGTAAACTCGCTTTCTGGGGGGCAAACATCTTCTTACATATCGGCAAATTACCCTGCCGATTATAATGTTTTCGCATTGGTAAGGATTGAGGATGAAAAATGCAGATTCAAGGATGAGAAAGTGCGTTTATGGGTAGAAGATAAAATACAAGCCCCATTTATAGCCACTGCCGAGGATGATACGATTATTTACACAATGATGGACTTGGAGCAGTTTATAGGCAAAGAAATACATTGGGTCACTGGAGAAACGTTTGACGGGGTAATTAGGGGGAAAAGTCCATTGGCTGATTATCTCCCAAATAAGGTAAGTAGGTTTTGCACAATAGAAATGAAGTTGAAGCCGATATTTAACTGGTGCTTTGAAAATACCGAAATGCCTGTTGAAATGCGAATAGGTTACAGGGCAAATGAGGGAAGCAGAGCCGATAAAATTAACGATCGCTTAGTAGATGGCGTGGAGTATTTCAAAGCAACATTTGAGAAGCACCCAAACGGAGATAATAAATGGGAGGAAGTGCCGTATAGGATACCTTCATTCCCGTTGATTACAGACAGTATATACAAGGATAATATTGTAAATTATTGGAAGGGCAAGCCAGTTAGATTTGCGGTAAGGAATAACTGTGTAGGATGCTTTGAAAGGAATCCTGTATTGCTGAAACACATGAGTAATGTTCATCCCGAAAAATTTGATTGGTTTATATCAAAAGAGGGCAAAGGAACATGGAGGACCGATATGACTTACGCGAAAATTAAATGTAGTATGACGCAGCATAAGCTATTTGATAGCGATTTTGATGAGTGCGATAGCGGTTATTGTGAGGTAAATTAAATAAATAGCATGAAAACACTAATACTCTTTTTACTGTTGCCGGCAATGTCGTTTGGGCAGATGGATACTACAAAGTTTTATCTTAGTTCCGATACTTCACAGCGACTATCTATTTCGGAGTTTGCGGATTTGCCGTATTTTTACGTAAACAAGGATACTGCGTATGGGAATCATCTTATAGTAAGGAATGACACCACTTTTGAGATTTGGGGCGATACTATGGAGGTAATAAAGCAACTTTGGAGAAGTTCGTTAGGCTACATGCACTACAATGTTCCGATTGACAGTAATTTGCGGTAGTTGTTAAAACAAAGCCAATCTTTTTTACGTAGATATTCAAAATAGTTCTATTTTTGGTGAGCAAAATCATCAAAACTGGCACTAAATTGACCAATCTATGAAAAAACTACTGTTTCTATTTCTTATAATTTCACAATACTCGATTGCGCAGATAGTCGGAAGTTGCACTACCTGTCCTCCAAGTGGCGTAGGCAATACTGGAAAAGCTCTAATCTCTAATGGCTCAAAAAAAGCTGTTTGGGGAACTATTTCGGGTCTTGATACTAACGCGGTAAGCATAGATTCGCTTCCTTATTGGAGTTTAACGGGTAATTCAGGCACTACATCGGCTAATTTTATCGGCACCACAGACGGTCAGCCCGTTTATATGAGTTCAGATTCTTTTGTGAGTATGAATGCAGGAAATTTCTATTCAAAATATGGGAAAAACATTACAGATTTAGATGGAGTTTCTTTTCTATCGGGGTATAAAGAATATACAAATCCATCGTTAGGAGTATATGGTGGAACTTGGGTAGTTAATCAAACCGTTGACGGGCAATTATTCCCTTACATAATAACCGCAAGCCATGATAGCATTAGGGGAATTGATTCGCGTTCTGAATGTGGGGCAGGGCAATACGAAATTGAGGTAACTATTCCTAATGAGTACAATACCGCTTCTTTTGATGTAGGTAATATAAAATTGACTTCATACGGTTTTGACGCAGGCCCGTATCAAAAAACATCGTGGTTCGATGTAAACTGGCAAGCAGGGTATTTTTATTTGGGTAGTAAATTAGACCATCAAACAACTATTTATGGCGATACTTCTATTAGAAAGCTAACTGCGGTAAGCGATAGCGGTTTTGTGTTTAAAAACTTACCCAATTCAGCCGATTTAGGGCAAAGCGATTCGTTGACTGTTTTTGTAGAGAATGATACGTTTAAGTTTAGAAGTAATTTGCCTATTGATTACGGGATTATTGGGGGCGGTGGCGGTGCAACGGGGGCAACAGGTGCAACAGGGAGTGACGGAGCAACAGGTGCAACGGGAGCGCAAGGAGTTACAGGCGCAACGGGCGCAACAGGTGCAGGCGAATCATTCACTATAATAACATCGGACGTAACTACATCGGCTTCATCGCTTTCGGACGTTACGGGATTATCATTCCCTGTAACAAGCGGGAAAACCTACCGATTCTCATTTATGATTCCATATACAAGCAGCGCAACAGCAAACGGAGCATTATTTAGCATAAATGGCGCATCGGTATCGCTATTGATTTTCAGGTCGTTTAATCAAACTACAAGCGGCAATAATATTTTTCACGGGAATACTTACGATGCAGGCTCGGTAGCGGCATCAAGCGCAACTGGAAATAACATGGCAACTATTGACGGGACACTTATTGCAACGGCAACAGGAACTGTAATCGCTCGGTTTGCTTCGGAGGTAGCTACAACACAATCAATAACCGCGAAATCGGGCGCAAGTGTATATTATAAACAATTAGACTAAATAAAATGGAAACAAAATCAATCTTACAATCGAAAACATTTTGGGTAAACGTAATAGCTTCATTATTGGCTATTCTTTCAATATTCAATCCTGAATTATTGAACGGGTTTGGCTTAGGCGCTGACGCTCAAACAAAGGCACTTAGTATTATTGGTGCATTAACTACTATTCTAAACATCGCTTTGCGGTTTGTGAGTAACACTCCGATAACTCCGATAATTAAGAAGTAATGCTTTTGCAATGGCTTTTAGAGAACGGCAAAGACCTTACAGAGGTTGCTATCCTTGCTGGTGGTATGTATGCTATTTTTAAGAAGTCAAACAATATCGAAGCGGGGTTAAAAGAGATTCCAAAGATTAAAGAAGAATTAGACGAGGTAAAAAAAACGCTAAACAATATTCAGGCTGTTGTAAATGCTGGTTCTGCCGATAACATAGCGAACAAAGTGGACGCGGTAATAAAAGCTAATAGGATCGCATATAAGCGCGAACAATACATTAGGGAACTAACACACCAACCTTTCTACGAATGCACCGAAAACGGAGATGCCTTTGTTTTAAATGACGCTTTACTTGAATTATTAGGACTTGAAATAAACGAGGCTTTGGGGTATGGCTGGATAAAATCTATTGTTGACTTTGAGCAAGAAAGGGTTTTAGCGGAATGGGAACGCGCTGTTAGATACGGTAGTGAGTTTAAGGTTGAATACACGCTAAAAAAGACAAAGCAGAAAGTTTTGTCTGTTGCTAAAATAGCAAGGGATGAGGCGGGTGAAATTCAGTTTATAATCGGGACGGTTACTAAAATTAGTTAGTAAACAATTTTGTTTATTATATTCGTGCTATGGACTTTCTAACACCAGAAGAAGAAAACATATTTGAGGCTATAATAGACGGCACAATCTTTTTAGCTTTGGACGGAATTGAGATAACAGACGAATTGAAAAACATTTTATATACACCATTAGAAAACGTAAAACCAAATCATCATGAGCAATCAAAGTATCTACCTATTAACCATATTAATGACTATTGCAAGTTGTAATCAAACAAAAAACATTAACGCGTATGTTGTAAAGCATTGCCAAGAAGTTCATTCAGTTGACATGGCAACAGGTCAGGCGAATATTGCTTTTAAGTGCGATTCACTTTACAATTTTAGTGAAGTTGCAAAGGTTTGTAGTAAGTCTGAAATATGCTTTGATGTTAGCAAAGGACGGATACAAGGCGAAGTAAAATGTGGTGATGAAAATACAAGTTTAGTTGACATTTTTAAGAACTTAGTAAAGCAAATCAAGTTTAAATGATTTGGCTAACTGCTTTTTTTGAGGCTGTTTCTAAAGTTTTCGGATTCGCTGAAAAGGCTATACCGTCCGATGTTATCCGTAACGATAACCATGTTATACGCAAACCGAAAAGGGCAGAGTAGTAAAAGAAGCACTCGCTAACTTCCCGAAAACGTCCAAAAAAACAGGCAGCGTATCACTACGCCACCTGCTAAACAAACCATG